ATATCTTCCAAAAGCTTGATATGTATTCATAGGTGTTACACTTCCGTAATTACCTGTATTTGGATTGTGCCATGTTGAAGTAACTCCTGAAGGCATTCTATCTAAAGCGTTTTGAGAAGTCTGTTGAAGCATTAGTCTATCCACTCTATCCATAGAAGCACCAATCTCACCACCTATCAAACCACCAAGAAATACACCCATTCCAGTTGCAACCAGTTGTCCACTTCCGCTTCCAAATTGGCTTCCTAATAGTCCACCGCCTGCGGCGCCCAGTAAGGTTCCCATTCCTTCATTGGGCCCCATTTTGCAACCAGGCAATAATACTAATACACTTGCTAGCGTTAATATCAGCATCGTCTGTTTAAATTTCAATTTATTTAACATTATTCTATACCTATTCCTAATCTCATTTTATTGATAAGATAATTTCTTACAAATCCAGAACGAACAATATCACCAATTGTAAATTCCAAACAATTAAACTCTTCCATTTCATTTAAGATTCTAAGAAAATCATGTAGTCCATTTTTTTCATGTTGTTTAATTAAATCGGTTTGGCTAAAATCACCTGAAAATATAATCTTTGAGTCTTGACCTACTCTGGTAATAATCGTATCTAATTCGTGAAAATTAAGATTCTGACATTCATCTACTATAATAATTGAGTTATCAAACGTCAATCCACGAAGAAAAGATGTTGATAAGAAGAACAGAGAGCCTTGTCCTTTAAGACGATCATATAGATTGGAAAAGGATTGCTCATTAGGTTGCTCAAACATAAATTGAACCATATTTTGATATGGAATCTGATATAGAGCAGACTTATCTTCTTCATCACCTGGCAGAAATCCAATTTCTCTAGTAGGTATAAGTGATCTTACCAAAATTATTTTGTCATAAGGTTTCTTCAAATCCAACACATCTTTAAGCGCAAGATATAAAGAGATAAAGGTTTTTCCTGTTCCAGCTGCTCCAAATAAGAATTGGTTTAAGTCTTTTTTCCACGTTCCAAATACCAATTTCTGATTATCAGTAATAGGTTTAACAACAGTTAAATCGGTGTGATTGATTTCCTTATTTTTTTTCTTAACCATTAAGAATTCCTAATATAAAAGTGAGGGGCAGGACGCCACTGCCCCTCACCACGCATAGGCGGATTGACTTCCCAGCTTACTTAGATGCTGTGCATCGGTGCTGAAGTTTGATATCTCGCCTGCGCTATACTTATTTATTCTTTTTTCTATATTTATCAACTACGTTTCTCGTTTTAATTTGAGCATGAGTTTCCCCACTACCATAACGAGATGCTAAAGGACTGTCAGGATGAGCTGCAGCAATTCTTTGCATATTTTCGTTAAATCCACCATCTGTTTTGGGGCCTACACCCATAATATGATCTCCAGTAATTGCTACAGGTGTATAAATTTGTCGTACATCAGGATTATTTTTTTTATATTCATCAAGTTCAGACATAGACATAAACTCTTCATATTGATAATTATCAATTTTATGCCAAAATGTATAAGTCGGCATCAAAAATTAAACTCCAATTGACGAGAATCAGATTTAAGCTCTTCTGCTTCTACTGATTCTAATTCACGAATTTTTTCATTTAATTTCTTGATTCTCATGTAACAATGTTGTAGGCCTTTTTGCATTTCAAAAATTTCTCTCTTTAATATATCTTCATAGATAAACATAATAGATCGCCTTCCTTTCCTATTCTTATAATATATATAAGAACACTACTCCTCTTTATCTCGATTCTTTACCCACAATTCCTCCTGTAAATAAAAAAAAGCACTTCGTGGATAATTCATTGGATCGGGACAATCTGGAAATTTCTCTAGCAATTCCTTCACCCAATTTTCAGTTATCAGTTCATTTGTCATTTGTCTTCTTCTCAACAATTTCAAGATTTGAATTTGAAATTTTCGCCTGCAATTTAGTTGAAAATGAAAATGAATGTTTATAATCTCTTCGCTGCATTGCACTCGTATAATCAAAATTTGTTTCTTTGACAAATTTACGACCAAGTGATTCCTGTAATCTATATGCTTCTTTTTCCCAAGGCCGATTCTTGTATTCCATTTCTGAATTTATTTTTTTGCCTTTCCATACCTGATAATGACGTTTGCCGCCAAGCCAAATACCAACTTCTTTAAGTTCGCTTCTAGCCATTTGACGGATATGCACCATCTCATGGCAGATAGTCAATATCAACTCTGGATATGACAATTCTTTTCGTACTTCAACCGTGAATTCACGGGGGCGGATATTATCATCCTCCCAAACGCACCATCCATCAGCGTCAAGGTTTCGTGTAATCACATAATTGATGTTCACATTACGGGCCAAGCGAGGACCGAGAACTTCATGAGCCACCCAATTTGCTACTGTGGATATAAGAGCTCTTTGGGTTTTACAACCGCCCTTAATTTCCATGTTTACCATTTGTCAACCATCTTCCGAAAATGTTACGATTTCAATAAGTTCCTTAACGAGATTATCACCATAATCAGTATACAGAATGCCATGATCATCAACCCATTTTTCAACATGGTCTGCGTTATAAAAGGTTTCATCATCAGTCATCCACCGTAAAGCGGTTTCTCGATCTCCAGCCCCCGCATCAATGAATATCTGCAATTCTGTACGGAAGGCATCTACAGCACACTCTTGCGTCGTCGCATTTTTCCCTATTTCCATTTTATCTAATTATACCATATTTTTTAGGGGATGTCAAGGAAAATCGTCACCTCTAAGTCCTTGATTTCAAACGATTTTCAAAAAAAATTGACAATCATCCGTTGGCGGGGCCGGGCAGTTGAGGATAAATAACACGGTTTTCATCATTAATCATATAATCATCATTCCAGTTAAACGCTTCCTTTACTACGGGAGCAGAAAGTCCCTTGTAGACTTGATGCAACTTCTTGTCTTTTGCCGCAACAAGAACGGCTGCTTCATTCTTATGAAGACCTTCTAACATCTGTACAAACATCATTTCACGTTTGTTTTGTGGTAGAGAGGCATTCCCACCCACAATAAAATGATAAAGCTTTCTTACTTCAAAGGATAAAACAGTATGTTCCGTTCCTTCGGGGGCTTCATTTTGAACATATGGAACGTCACCATAAGGTAGAGCCCATATAATCTTAGGATCAAAAGAAGATTTTATTATTTGTCTAAGAGATTCCGAGTTATTTTGTCTCAAATATGAAACCTTATCTTTCTTTGATTTGATTTTACCTAAGTTTAGTAAAATCTCTGAAAATAGTGGTGTATAATTAGTATAAGCCATTGAAGTTCTCCTTTAAAATTCGCTTATCAATTCGGTAAGATTTTTAAGTCTCTTTTGTATAAAATAGTTTAGTAATTTGCTACGATCCCCGTGTGAAGAAGAACGATATGTTTCCAATATTTCATCTGAAAGTCCAGAAGGAATATATGTAAGATCAATCAATTTTTGGTTTCGTTGATAATTTCTCTTAACTTCATCATTTGGAGCAACATCATTAAAATCATGTTCCATCCACGAATTAATTTTATTCTTACGCAATGGATGTTGACGCAAGCCATCAATAAATGTATTGTCCGGTGAAAGAACATTAGGAATCCCATCACTAGAATCACCCCTGAAAACATGTTCTTTGAGATGTCCAACAGGATTAACGCCATTCACCATTTTCTTGGTGATAGGACTATACTGTTTAACGTTTGGGAATTTTTGTAATTGGATAAAATCTTTATCACCAGATAATATTATAATTTCTTCATTATATTCAGAGCAAAGTGTAGCAATAATATCGTCAGCTTCTGCACCATACACCTCTAAAAACTTGTAAGGCATATTATCTTTAATTTCTTCCTTAATAATATTAAGACAATCAAAAATGGCGTCCCAATCTTGAGAAGAAGCTTCTCTAGTCTTTCTTCTATTGTATTTATATTGTGGAAAATAGTCACGCCTCCAATAATGCTTGGAGTCATAACACAAAACCAATTCACCAAATTCTGATATAAAACGCGAGCGATACATCCGTAAAGAATTAAGTATCATATGCCGAACCATTTTTTCATCTGGTTCTGTTTCTTTAGATATATACATTTGCATCATGACGTTTGCCATCATGATTTGACTCATATCAACTAAAATAATTTTACTATTCCTTCTTCATTACTATATGATTCATGCCACTTCTGGGTCATCATCATTATCTTCTCTTATTTCATCTATGATTAATTTAAGATCATCAATATTACCACCAGAATTGAATATTGTTTCAAATAAAATATCCATTATTTTAGTCATATTAGTATTTAATGACTTTTCTTTTAATAGGGCTGCTCGAACCATTTCTATTATAAAACTCATATTCCGTACAAAAGAATCTTTTTCTACATTAATTTCATTCTCTCTTATGGTGTGAATCATCTGTACTATTACTGTCTGTGTAAGATTATTAACAAAATCAATATTTTCTTGTAATTGAATAGCATCGTCAGCCAGCTTTATTTTTCTTTTAACATTGCTAGATTTTTTCCATGGGCCTTGAATTACTTCAGCGCTTTGTGTCTTATTTTCTTCTGACATTTTCCATTTCCCTGTCTTCCTCTAACATTTCTTGTGTATATACACAACCCATATCAGGATAATATACATTAACATTTCGTTTTACTTCTCCTTTTTTGGACCCATGCCAATAATAACTTAATGCAACAGAACGATATGAAATTTTCTTTTCCTGATGTTCTCCAAAAAACCTATCTGTCCAATCTCCATCTTTCAAATATTGATTCATAGAACGAATATAAGATTCGTGGTTTACTAATTTTGATTTAGAACCTTTTATTTTTTGACGGACAGCTTGACGTTCTGTCGATGCAAACTCTTTCTGTGTTTTAATCCATTTTTTAACTTTATCAGGATGCAAAGGATGATTTTTTGATAAATTTTGTAAAGTAGAATGTAACCCCTTCTGACCATAATTAGAATTTTTCTTTGCTCGAGCCGCTCTTGCTTTTTCAAGTCGTTTTATAGCTGCTCGACGTTGAACCTCAGTCATGGGTTTACGCTTCTTTCGTTTCTTAGGCGCTTGCCATGAACTATTATCAGTCTCAACAATTATTTTACGTTTTGCCATGATCATTTAAATCCAAATTCTTCAACTCTTTTTTTGTTTTCTCTTTGTATCCTACGCTTACTAGCTGCCCTTGTTAGTCTGCGTTTTTCTCCTTTGGACATATAATATTCTCGTTTTCTCAATTCATTAAAAAATCCATCATCTTCTAATTTCTTCTTTAAAATACGAATAGCCTTATCTACATTGTTATTACGAACTTCAACTCTCATTATTTAATTCCCAATCTAATACTATGAATGCCGGGTGCGTCTTTAAGAGCATCCTTGATATGCTTTTCAAGTTCTTCAATTCGATTTTCAAGCACATTGATAGCGGTGTATAAATGTCCTGTATTGTGTTTTTGAATTCTTGATCTTATGATCTCTATTTCCAATTCAAGCATTCTCATATGTGCTATGGGGTCATGATAATATACGTCGTTATTCATTTCAAAATTCCTATATGTAATTCATAAAATTTAAGGGGTCTTCTGTAAGGGTTTCTGACAACCTTTTAAAGTTTTGGCAATAATTTCTGAAATGGGAACCAATTCTAATTCACCATCTTTATCTCTTACAGTTTTAATAAATCCGTCTCTATCCAATGCAGATATAAGCTCGCGTACTATATTTTCAACTAAAATTTTTCTACCCCAATTCTTCCCTATCAAATAAGTCACAAACATAGGTAAAATAGCAATAATTGTATGTAAATATATATTCATTTTTAAGGTTCCATGTTTAATTTGTGTTTATATTGTACCACATAAAATAAGCTTTGTCAAGTACTTTTATACGCAAAGTCCTATTATTTAGTATTTTGATTTTAAAGTTGATTCAAATACCATTCTAGATACAGGTCTTCATTTAAAATAATGTAATTGTTACAATTACCATAAGTTTTTATGTGCGTATATACACGTTTTGGTGCATATTTTTCTACCATGATTCTCCAGAAAGCAATTGGTTCAACGGTACAATGTGCGTTTTCTCCATTTGGAAGAACAGCGAGTGCTGGTTTAGTACATATTGCAAGGAACACAAATTTCTCTGCTCGAGAAAATATGTTATCAAAGGCCTTTGGCAGATGTTCCTTTGGTATATGTTCCATTACATCTGTAGAATATACACCATCAAAGGGCCCGTCTGGTAGTTCTTCATATTCTGGAATAGCAGGATCATAAAGGGAAGGCATAACACCCAATTCTTCGTGATGCTTCCACTTCGTATATTGAAGTCCTTTACCACAACCATAATCTAATAGAGTTGTAGCTTTGGTATCCTTTACTAAATCTACAATATGGTGTAGTTGTGGTTTCAAATTGTTGCCGGGATACCTTGTGTTCAATTCGGCATGAAATTGTTTATATTGTTCAATCCACCAATTTGTCATGTATCCTCACAAAATAATCTGCATCAACCACTACTAAGGGTTTTTGGTTGTTTCGTTTAATAAAAACAATAGGTTCATAGTCACCAGAATTGAATTCTGCTTGTTCATATGCCTTCCACACATTAAGTGATTCTTGGTTTTTGCATTCAATTGCAAACGGAAACTTTTTTCTGGCAGCCTGAGCCATCATAATATCCTCACCAGCCGCACCCATAGAACGACTCTCAATATCTTCTGGATGAATATCTAATTTCTCAATTAGAAGATCGCGTACCCACTGTTGAAACTTTCGGCCTTTTTGTTTGCGTGATTGTGGTTTCATTTCT